ATTTTCATGAGGCAGCACAAAATTATTTGTTGAATCTTGAATTGGATTGGAATGATTATCAACCCACTACTAAGTATATGTTTCATCATGCAACACCATATCTAGACAAGATAAATAATATACACGCTATAGAAAGAACTCTTTACTCTGAATACCTTGGTCTTGCAGGTAGAGTTGATTGCATAGCGGAATATGAAGGTGAATTAGCGGTAATAGATTTTAAAACTTCTAATAAGATTAAACCAGAAGCATGGTTGGAAAATTATTTCGTTCAAGAAATGTTCTATGCTAGTGCTTACTATGAGTTGACTAATATCCCTGTGACTAAGTTAATTACTTTAATGGTTACTCCTGACGGAGAAGTAAAGGTATTTGACAAAAGGAATAAGGGGGATTATATTAAGCTATTAGTTCGTTACATTAAAGAATTTGTCACTCACAATACTGGGTCAAAATATGAAGAATGAAATCGAAAAGGCTTTCGAGGATAAGTTTTACTGCCCCGCAAAGTTCGCACAAGAAATAGAACAAATGGTGCAAATGCACAATGATATGAATTATATTGATGCAATTGTATCTTTCTGTGAAATTAATTCCATAGATTTACAATCAGTTCCTAAGTTGATATCCAAACCTCTAAAAGAAAAGATTAAGTATGAAGCACAAGAATTAAATTTTTTGAAGAAAACTTCTAGAGCAAAACTTGTTTTTTAAATGATGGCCTTTGATGCATACCGTTGTTATTTGTCATTAAAAAATCACTTCACAAAAGACCACTATGATTATCATAAGTATGGTGGCAAGACAAGAGCAACCAAAGAAGCCTTTTATAAAAGAAAGGATCGTTTTTGGTTTGAAAAATTTGCACGACAGAAATCAAATAAAGAAGTAGAAGATTTTTTTGTATCTAATTTTGTATCATGCTCTGATCCAGAGAGCATGTGGATTGGAGAGATGATTAGAGATGGAGAAGGTAGATACATTGATTGGAAAAAGAAAGTAGAATCATTATCATATGTTTTTAAAGAAGAGTCGGAAGATTTATTTCAAGAGAATAAAGTAGATGAGGTCTTTGATTGCAGTCAAGGTCATCCGATTGTTCTTAAAAAATTTCTGGGTGGTAACATAAGCCTTGAAACTTTAGTAATCTATGATAGAATACTAGGGTATGGTAATAACTTTGATAAAAAGTTAAAAGACCCAGTGTGGGAAACCGTCAGTAGAAGGGTTAGGAAATATACTCCTTTCCTAAATATAGATGTATTCCGTTATAAAAAAATCCTAAAGGAGGTTGTCATTCAGGAATGAGTTTTTTTGATTCCGAGATAGTAAGATCGGAGATGACTGAAATTGCTGAACTTCAAGAAGATGTTTATGAAAATTTCATGAAGTTTCCATATATGAACAATGCTGATAGAGCATATCATATTGATCAATTATCTAAATTACTGGAAAAACAAAAGATTGTTTATGCAAGATTGAGTTTATCCGATGATCCTGATGCCAAAGAAATGAAGGAAAATATTATGCGGTCTGCAAAGTCAATGGGTCTTCCTGCTAACGTTGATGTTGCAAGAATGTTTGATCAAATGTCTGAGGTAATCAACATGATGAAAGAACACAACTCTTGACACTTTATATTATCAGTTCTATTATGATAGAACACCACAAGCCAAATCTAATTAATCCGAGGTAATCCGAATGTCTTTCGCAAGTCTAAAGAAGCAGTCAAACTTAGGTTCATTAACTGCTAAGTTAGTCAAAGAAGTAGAAAAAGTAAACAATTCTAGTGGTGGAGGAGATGAACGTCTCTGGAAACCAGAACTAGACAAAACAGGTAATGGATATGCTGTTATCCGTTTCCTACCAGCACCAGATAAGGAAGAAATTCCATGGGCAAAATTATATACTCATGCCTTTCAAGGGCCTGGTGGTTGGTATATTGAAAACTCTTTAACCACAGTTGGTGGTAAAGATCCAGTCTCTGATTATAACAGAGAACTATGGAACAGTGGAAATGAATCAGACAAAGATGTAGTTCGTAAACAGAAACGTAAGTTATCTTACTACAGCAACATCTATGTTGTTAAAGATCCTACCAACCCTGCTAACGAGGGTAAAGTATTCTTATTTAAGTATGGTAAAAAAATATTTGATAAGATTATGGAAGCAATGCAACCAGAGTTTGAGGATGAATCACCAATCAATCCTTTTGATTTCTGGCAAGGTGCAAACTTCAAATTGAAAATCGTTAAGAAGGATGGTTTCTGGAACTATGACAAATCAGAGTTCGATTCAGTTTCACCACTTCTTGATGACGATGACGCATTAGAAGCGATATGGAAGAAAGAGTATTCTCTTGCTGCTGTTACTGCTGCAGATCAGTTCAAGAGTTATGAA